TCCGCCTGAGTGAATCGAGGGCCTTCCTAGAAGGAATGTCCCAACAAGTCGCCTCCACTATGGTCTACGGCAACCAATTCGCCAACCCGGAACGCTTCACCGGCTTCGCCCCACGCTACTCAACCAAAACCGTCGCGAACTCCAACACCGCCAACAACGTCCTCGATGGCGGCGGCACCGCTTCCACCAACACCTCAATCTGGGTGATGACCTGGGGTACCGATACCAACCACGCGATCTTCCCCAAGGGCAAACTCGCTGGCCTCCAGCAACGCGACATGGGCGAATGGCCCGTTGCTGACAGTCTGGGCAACACCTACCAAGCCTATCGGGAACACTTCAAGTGGGAAATCGGTTTTGCCCAGCGGGACTGGCGCTACATGGCGCGGATCGCCAACGTGGACGTCACCCAACTGACCGGTGTCTCCGCGGCGAACTTGATCAACCTTCTCGTTCGCGCTCTCTACAGGTTGCCCACCGCTCCGGTTTCGGCGACAACCGTGCAGACTTCGGATACCCCCGCAGTCCGCGCCGACATGGGCCGGACCGTAATCTACTGCAACCGCATCATCCGGACCTACCTCGATCTCCAAGCCATGAACAAAACCAACGTCCTCCTTCGCATTGAAGAGTTCAACGGCAAGCCCATCACCACATTCCGTGGCATCCCCATCCGCACGGTGGACGCGGTCCTGTCCAATGAAGCCCAAGTAGTTTGAAAAGGAACACAAAATGATCCTCGACGGCTTTCTCTCCTTCGATAACAACCTGCTCTTCGTAGCAGGCACCACCGGTGCCATCGGCACCCAACCATCAACCAACACTATCGATCTAGGCACTGCCTCTGGTATTCCTTCCTTCGCCGCTGGCGGCGGTGCCAGAGACATCGGTATCGGCGACGACCCGGCGATGAAACTGCTAGTCCAAGTCATCACTACCGTAACCTCTGGTGGTGCCCCAACCCTCCAAATCGCCCTCCAAGGAGCAGTCGACAACGGCTCTGGTGCCCCCGCAGCCTTCTCCTCTTGGTGGTCATCTCCACTTTACGCCCTGGCGACTCTCACCGCTGGAGCCCGACTCTACGACATGGACATGCCTCGTCCCCCGGACGGCATCGCCATCCCTCGCTTCCTGCGTATGGCCTATGTCATTGCCACTGCGACCCTGACCGGTGGTAACATCTCAGCCTTTATTGTCCTTGATCGACACGACCTCTCCTACCAAAGCACCAACAACGCAGTCCTCGGCGGATACCCTGCCGGCGTCAACGTCGCGAACTGAGGGCCCCGTGATGACCAAATTCCGCACACTTCTGGTGGGGGCCCTGATGGCCCTTGCCTTTATGAGTGGAGCCCTGTGGGCTCAACAACTCACCTCCCGTAACCTCCTCGGCACCGAGACTTGGCAGATCGCTCTTGGCGGTCCGGGAGGTACTAGTCAATTCACTACCGTGGCACAGATACGGAATGCCACGGGTGTGGCTACGACTGCACAAACCTCGGGAACTCTTTCGACCTTAACCAACACCACCGCATCGACCTTAGTCTTCACTGCTGCATCAGTCTCTACTATAGTAAACCTCCCAGCCACTCCATGGGATGGAGAAATCTTCGAGATCGTCAATGGCAGTGTTGGCGCCTTTACACAGTGTACTGTTAACGTAACTGATGGCTCAACCTTAGTTGGTTTGACCACCACCGGCACTCTTGCTGCTGGTACAAGTGCTGAATGGCGTTACGTCCTATCCACCAATTCCTGGTACAGAATCCGATGATGAAAAAGCTCGCGCTCCTCCTTCTGCTTGCGCTATGCTCCCCTGCGCAAGCGGAGAACGTCGTTGGCCCTTCAGCCCAAATCCTCTGCAACAAAGTCGCCAACGTCGCTGCTGGCCCTACCACGGCAACCCAAATCGTCGCGGGCGTAACCGGGCAATCCATCTTCGTCTGTGGCTACCAAGTCTCCAACACTGGTGCCACAGGCCTTTTCACCTTCACCTTCGGCACTGGCGCCACCTGCACTTCTCCTACAACCCTCATCACCACTCAAAACGTCACCTCCACAGCCCCAGCGACCTACAACGTAGGTGTGGCCCAGATGCAGGTCCCTGCAGGAGCCACCCTCTGTGTCACCCCTTCCGCTGCTGGCATTGCCACCACTATTTGGTTTTCCCAATTCTAGGAGCCACTCAATGTCTGTAATCAGAGACGCTATCACTCACTTACAAGAAGTTGAGCAGCTTCTTGTTGAATTAGGCCCGCTTAACGAGGCCCACGACAAAGCCTCGGCTAGAACCGAAACCGTCCAATCCGCACTCGACTCCTTGGAGAAAGAACTTAGTGACGCCCGTTCAGGTCTAACCGTGGCTCAAGCCAAGAACCTGCGTGACTACGAAGACGCTATCTTCAATCGAGCCCAGCAGGTCAAAGACCTCGACGCAAAAATCATGGATAAACAAGCTCAACTTGATGACCTTGATCTCCAAGTCGCCTCGGCAGATGCCCGTCATAAGCAACTCGAAGCTAGCCTAGACTCCTTAAGGAAACAACACTTTGGCTGACATCTATCGCACAGAAGTCCCGGGTGGGATCCTCTACACCCCCATCGAGATCTCAGCTTCAGGCACGCTTGTCTTTGGCGTAGCCGGCCGAAAGATCGTTGTCCTATCCTTCTACTTCGTGTGCTCTACAGCCAACAACGTCAAGTTCCAAACCTCTACCGGCCCTCTGGACATCTCCGGACCGGCCTACTGCGTCGCCAATGGTGGTTGCGTCAATGGCTTCAACGCTGGAGGCTGGTTCCAAACCCTTATTGGCGACTCGCTCCTCGTCAACCTCTCTGCTGCCTCCCCGATTGGCGGCAGCCTCAGCTACATCTTGGTCTAGCAAATGCGAATGGGTGGTCTCAGAACAACAATCCTAATCCCTCATGGGATATCAATCCCCATGAGCAAATCCGATCCAAGATTCGCTGCCAATATCCCAACCTTAGGAGGAAGGGAAAGCGGGAGCCAACTCGAATACACAACAGGTACGATATCCAATCTAACCTGGGATGATAGCCCTACTTACCCTGATCCCGGTAATTCGGTTTTCTTCTGGGGTCAGCCCTCCGGAATCTTAAACATTTCTAAATGCGTATCGGATTGGCGCGAAGGTCCGCGTGCTGCGTCTACTAGCACGTTGGCGATAATGAACATCGATCAGTGTTTTATCAACACCGTCGGCAAGTCCGGCGATCACGCCGATGGAATACAATGGTTCTTAGCCGCAGGCGCTGTCTCGACGGTTAATATCACCAACACCTGCTTCCGCATTTACGACAACGCTGAAGCAGTGGCGACCTATGGAGCCGGGTTTGTAGAATCTGATGCCATCTTTTGGTCTGATAATTCTCAAGGCAATCTCAGTTTCAATAATGTTCTGTTCTGGGGTGGCGGAGGCACCGGAGTCGGGAATGAAGTCCAGATTCACATCGATGCTGGTGGGGCTGGACTTACGACAAATATATCCTTCATCAACTGTTACTTTGTCCCTTCCCCCGGCAATACGGTTGATCTTACTATCATTCCAAATGGTGGTACTCTGAATGTTCTTGCTTGGACTAATGTAGTCCAAGCAACTATCGTGAATGGGGTAATTATACCGGGTGCGGCAATTCCACACCCTTAAGGTAATCCATGGCCGTAACAGTAGTCGACACTGGCACAGCTGCTTACAACGCCTCGGCGACGACTCAGAACTTCACGTTCACGGTCGGCGCTACTGCTACGCTTGCTGTCTTCTATATCTCCCAAGATGCTACCCAAACCATCAGCAGTGTCACATGGGACCAAGGCGGCACTAATCAAGCTTGCACATTAGTCGGGTCTGAACCCTGCCCAACAGCGGCCAATGGTAAGATTTACATCTATGCCGTTGTCACCCCAACATCAGGAGCCTCCAAGACACTTCGTGTTGTCAATGCAGTTGCAACTGGTACTAGTGCAGAGCTTCAGTCTTATGCCGGAACCGTCACCACTTCTGTGGCAACGGCTTGCACCAATGCCCTCGTTGCGAATGGTACTACGAGTGGAGCCGCTCAGGACCTTGGCACCGCTGCACAATCCGGGGCTAATGGAGACATGTACGTCTCGGCCTACTCGACTCCCGCTGCGATTGCATCCGTCAGTGACACGCAGATTTACTTACTAGCACCGGCCGGGAACGACGCAGCGGCAAACCGCTTTCCTTCTACCGGTGCTACCCATTCCTTAACTTGGCACAACGCCAGTGGCGTCAATGGTTGGGCTGCCGTTAGCTGTGATATCGTAGCATCCACAGGTGGCCTTACCCTTAATAAACAAAACATGATCCAAATGTAGGAGAACTCCATGGCCGCTACCCGCAATGACATGTATGTCCTATCCCAATTTGCCGCTTTCCAAAACCGAGTCCAAGCCTCCCTCTTGGTCACCTGTATAGCGATCTCGAACGAAGCTTGGTCCGCAACCCACCGTCAGCGACAGAACCAAGTGGTGACAATCCTCCAACCTATTCAATTAGCCAACTGGGTTACCCTCTTCGCCCTTACAGCCTCGACCGATACCAACGTCATCGCCGATGCTACCATAGGCGGCACAGTTCCTCTAACCACCGGTAACATTGCCGTACAAGCCGCCCTCGTTACTGACGCCCACATCGACTCCGCTATCTCCGCAGAGTTCAACGCCTTTTTGAGTATAAACGGGTAACCTCATGTTCTCCAAGCGTGAACTGGAAGGCTACGTCCTGATCGACCACCGTAATTCCCCCGGCGTCTCGCACGAGCAAGCCCAACGCGGTCTCGTTGCGGTTCCTGGTGGTACCATGCTTGAAAGCCCCACCTTCCTCTGCTCACGCTGCCAGAAAACCATTATTCTCAATCCCGATCGTAGTCGCAGTCGGGGCTACTGCCGCAAGTGCGATCACGACATCTGCGATGGCTGCTCGCTGATGCTAAAACTCAACCACGAATGCAGTCTCGATACTTGCTACCACATCAAACGTATCACCTATACATGAAAGGCTAGCCGTCATGGCACGTAGAATAACCATCCAAAAGGGTATCACTCCGGCGGCTGTCGCCGACACCACCGCCTTCACCTCCGGCCAAGCCTTCGCATTCTGGCGCGGTGGCTCGGCCACGCAATACACCCGATTCTGGGAAATCTCCCTCTCGGGCCTGGCCGCCTCAACCTCCTCCCCAACACCAATGGTCTTCGCCGATGACAGCACCATTAGCGTTGGCGCCCTCACCTTCGCAGCAGGCGGTGGCGATTCCTACATGGACCCATTCACCGCCGCCCTTGCCGCACCACTCAACGTCGGCAACATCGCCGCTACCACCTTCCCCCAACGCGATACCGCCAACCACAAAATGCAATGCGGCTTGAACGCCTTTGGCGGCGTCTACTTCTGGCGTGGCAACCGTGCGGAGGAATGCCCGGCCCTCTATGGCACGGCCGTCTCTCTTGGCGACATGTCCCTCTCCTCCTTCACCGGTGGCACTCCTGGCCTTATCTCTGGTCATGTGATCTACGAGACTTCCTAATGCGCTGGCTCCGTGGATGGCTTCGTTTTGGTGGCTGGAAATATCGAGCCGCCGCCAAGAAGAAGCAAGAACTTCTCGCTCAGGACAACCCTCAGGCTGTGGCCTTGGGGCTGTCACTTATGGACGCTTTGTTGAACCGCAAGAACATCTGCAAGCGATGCCATAGCATCTTTATCCCCCAAGACCACCCTTTCCCTGAACGCTTCGCAGTCCGTTCCATCCTCCATGTCCAAGACTCTCTCCCAGACCCAATGCTCTGCGACTTCTGCTTTCACTCTGTTCAACAAGAAGTAAACCAACAGATGACCAACATCGGCACTTCCAACTCAGGCCCGCCGAACCTAGTCCTGCGCCGTTACGTAGAAAAGACCTAAATGGCAAACGTAGCCCGCTCACCCTTCTACGTCCCTCGGCCATCAGACGATCCGTCTTGGCAATGGGTGTGGCCCGGCTCGGGCATTATGCTTACACTATCCGCACAGAAGTTCTTCGGTGTAGGAGGCCAAGTCCCAACCAAACGCTGGTCACCCATCTACACCTTTGATGACCCTGGGGTTTGGTATGAGCCCACTTTCCAAAACGGCCCTGTCCGTGTAACTGGAACTCAAACTAAGTTCTTTGGCCAGAACGGACAGGTCGTAACCCACAACTGGGCACAAAACTACACCCTCGATGACCCATCAACGTGGATGGGATCGCCTATTTCTAGTGACATCATCCACCCACTTCTAACCGCTGCAGGCCAGGTCAAATCCAAGCAGTGGCTCTTCGGCCTCGACGATCCGGCAGTGACCTACCAATGGACCAGCCGAAACTCTATCGTGCTAAAGCCAACCGGAAACCCTATTGCCACTTACACCTGGCGGTTCAACACTGACGACCCGGCACTGTGGCAACCAACCGCAGAGAACCTTAACTCTGCAACGATCCAGATCCTGTCTTTCGGAGGCCAACCTCACACCAAGCAACCCAGCTTCGTCAATGATGACGCTAGCGCTTGGTACTTCACCACCTATCGAAACCAACCGATCCTAGTCCCCTCTGGTACCCCAACCACCTCGCGCCAACCAGCCTTCGCCACTGATGATCAACCAGCTTGGCAATGGACGCCACCAAATACTATTGCTAACCAACTAGTTAGTTTCACATTTCCCAGCCTCAACGTTCCAGAAGGTGACGACTCTACACCTTGGTCTTGGTCCGCACTACCCCGACCATTAACCCTTGCAACGCCAACCATAGCGCCGTTCATCCCGCGCCAATGGCTCTTTGGCCTATCTACCGATGAGCCATGGAAACAAACTACCCCGAAGGCCCAGCCACTATCCATTCTCGCCTTTATTCCATTCTCGCCGAGATTCATCCCAACCCTAGACGACGCGACTGTCTGGACCAATGGCCTACGTCCTGTCTCACTGACCCTAACCGTCGTTCCACCTTCCCCACTCACTTCTTCCCAATGGCACTTCGACTTTGGCTATGGCTACGATGACGTGGCTGTCTGGAACGCCCAAAGTCGAAACGCTTTCTTCACTCAAACCCAACCCGTCTCTTTCAAATCCGCCATGTGGAACCTAAACATTCCCCAAGATACCCCATCACCTATATCTTCAACCCCCTCCGCCGCTCTATACCTCCCGGCCCCTGTGGCTGCAACCCTTATCCAACGAACTCTAACAGGAGTAGGACTCTAATGGCACTATCAGATTTCGAGTTGGGATGGCTTGTTGGGATTCTGGAAGGTGAGGGATGTTTCACAGCAACTAACAAAGGAAAGTCTCCTAATATACAATTAAGGATGTGTGATGAAGATATAGTTTATAGGGCTGCTGCAATGATCGAACGTATAACAGGAGAGCCGTTAAATGTTTATGTGGAAGATAAATGCAGTCCTGGCTGGGCTAGTTCTGTTCGCTTTAGGTTGTATGGCTGGAAAGCCAAGAAGATAATGCGGCTTTTAGTAAAACACATGGGTACTCGCCGTAGACAAAGAATATGGCAGTTACTAAATGGGCACTTTATATTGAAAACAGATAAACCTGAATTGCCAAATATCCTGCAACTCATGAAGAAGGAAGTCTAACATGGCGCGATGGAAATTAACTGAGCCCCATTATCTCTCCGTCCCAACCGAGCGTTGGGAGCACACTACTACCGACTCCCGTACCGGGAAGCCCGTACGGAAGATGTTCCGTGTCCCAAAACATCTCGACCCTCGTCTCGAAGACGACTGGAACGTCCGCATCAACGGAATGGATGGCGAAATCCATGTCTGCTACGAGGGCAAGGATGATCCTAGATACCCTGAT